GGCCTTGAACATCACGCCGCAGCGCGTGAGCGTGCTCAAACGCGAAGGCCTTCCCACTGACAGCATCGAAGCCGCCCTGGCATGGCGGGCTCAACGCGAAGAGCAGCGCAAGGCGAAGGCCCCGAAGGCGGCGCCGGCGCAGCTCGACGACGGGACGCTGGCCGACACGATCAGCGAACACCGGGCGCTCGTCGGTCGGGCCCGCGGCGTGTGGCTTGCGTCGATGGAGGGCGGAGACCCCAATCAAGGGAAGTATCAAACCGCATACAACCAGAGCCTCAAGACCCTCGTCGCCCTCGAGGAGGAGCAGGAGCGTCGTCTCATCCTGGCTAAGGACTACATCGCCGCAAAGGAAGCGACGGAGGCCATGCGTCAACTGATGGGCGAAGTCGTCAACCGCCTCGACAAGCTGGCCCTCGACGTGGCCGAAGGGTGTAACCCTGAGAACCCGGCCAAGGCCGTGAAGGCGCTAGAGACTTGGGTACGCAAGACGAAGGCCGACCTCTCCGCGAACGATGAAGAAGCGTAAGCCCAAGCCCAGGCGCAAGCCGATGCCGAAGCCGTCGCGTCCGTTCAAGCGCAAGCCGAGGAAATGGTCGGAGTTGTCCGACGAGCTGTATCGTCTGCTTAAGGAGGCAGGCCTGTATGAATAAGACCGACCTTCTCCGCGTAGGCCGTGACGTGCTCAAGCCGTCCGACTCCGGCGACGTGGTCGAGTGGCTCGAGGAGAACGTGCTAGCCATCCCTGACTCGCCGATGCCCGGGCCGTTCCGATCGGAGCGCACGCCGTGGATCGCGGAGGCCTTGCGCATCGCCGCCGACCCCGAGACGCGGATGCTCACCGTCCTCGCCAGCATCCAGTCCGGCAAATCCCTCTTCGCCCGCCTGTTTACTTGCCACATCATCGCAAACGCTCCCGGCCCTACCGCGGTATTCCAAAGCACGGATGCGGAATCTAAGGACTTCGCCCTTCGCTACATGCGGCCCGTCTGGAACAACTGCCCGCCGGTGAAGGCCCGCATCTCGGTCGACGACATGGATCGCTCGACGACGACGGACTTCGACCGCATGACGCTCTACTGCCGCGGCCTGTGGAATGAGGCCAACCTTCAGCGCCTGTCCCTGCGTTACACCATCGCCGACGAATGCTGGATGGCACCGCCAGGTCACCTTGCCGAACTGAGCGCGCGCGTGACGGCGTTCGGCTGGATGGGGAAACGCATCTTCATGTCTCAGGGCGGTCGGGCTGGTCAGGAGTTCCATCAGCTGCACGAGACGACCGACCAGCGTGATTGGAACTTCAGGTGTGTCCGATGCGACACGCTCCAGCCCTGGTTATGGGAACAGGTCAGGTTTCCAGACTCGGCCAAGACGACGGGCTCATGGGATTTGCAGATGGTCAGCACCGGCACGACCTACGAATGCGCCTCATGCCAGGAGCGACTCCCAGACAACAACGCCACGCGCCTCGAAGCGAACCGACGCGGCGCCTTTGTGGCTACGGCATCGGCCGCAAACTCCGGGCACATCGGGCTCCACTGGAACAGCCTTGCGACGATGAGCTGGGGCGAGCTGGCCGTGATGATGATCAAGGCGAAGGAGGCGGCTGATGTCTACGGTGACGAGGACGGTCGTCGCCAATTCAAGCAGAAGCGGCTGGCTCTCAGCTGGGCCGAAGAGGGCGGGGAGATTGTGAACATCGCCCAGGCTGCGAACTACAACATGACCGACGACTGGGAAGGCGAGTCAGTCATCACGCCGAAGGGCAGGGTCGTCGACCGCGAGGGAGCGCCCGAAGGCTCGTTCCCGTTCCGCACGGCCGGCATCGACGTGCAGCGAGGTTTCTTTTATTGCGTCATCCGCCGATGGAGCCGCACGGGGCATAGCCGCCTGAAGGCCTTCGCGAAGATTGACACTTGGAACGACCTCGAGGCCTTCGTGAAGAAACACCAAGTACATCAGGCCCTGGTCATGGTCGATGCGGGAGACCAGGCGCAAGACGTATACCGCCAGACCGCGGCCCGTGGGTGGAAGTGTGCGAAGGGGTCAGGCAACGAAGACTTCAGCGTGACGGCTAAGGACGGTAAGACGACCCGCCGCTTTTATTCCGACAAGCAGACGATCATGGTGCCCGGTCTCCAGACGCGGGCCGTCCTGATCGTGTGGTCGAACCTCGCCGGCAAAGACCTCCTGCACGGCCTACGCTCTCGGAAAGTATTCACCTACTCCCTTGACGCTGGTCAGGACTACGTCGACCAGATCAACGCCGAAGTCCGCGTGAAGGACAGGCGCACGGGGAAGCCCCAGTGGCTGTTGCCCCAGGGGAAGAAGGACAATCATGCTTTCGACTGCGAACTCCTCGGCCTCCTGGCGGCCGTCCGTTGGGGCATCGTCGGCAAGGAAAGCACCGAAACCGACTTGCCTTCCGCGTGAACCCGGGGACACTTCACCTAAGCGGCGGCGCCGATAGTTGCGGGAAGAAGAGCTCGTGGCGTGGATATGGGCGTCGCCGCCCCCTTCGTTGCCAATTACCGCAAGATTAAATGGCACAAGGTATCTTCATCGGCCTGACGGAATGCGAGCTTCTCGACCTCAAGGCGAAGGCCCTTTCGCTCATCATGGACGGAAAGACCCTCATGTCTTACTCGGACTCTGGCTCTTCGGCGACCAAGCAGTTCGCTTTGCCTCCGAAGGAGATGCTAAACGAAGCGATGTTTGCCCTGTCCCGTCTCGACCCGCGCAAGTATGGTCGCCGTAACACGATGATCTACTCCCGCTGGGACAATCGTTACGAATAATCTATGGCCCCCCGCAAGAAAGACACGAAGCCCGCCAAGCCTTCCGCGAGGAAGAAGCAGACGACCGCGCCTCAGGCCGCCGCGTCGAACGGGGCCACGTTCAACAACCAGTACAGCGGGAACCAGTGGGGTTCGACCGTCCAGACGTACGCCCGCCGGGTCATCTACGCTCCGCAGCCGGATGACCTTCGTCGCGACCTTGCGCCATGGGATCGCAACGAGATGGTCAAGAAGTGCCGATGGGCCGAGCGGGAGTCAGCCCTGTTCCGTCAGATCCTGAACGACCTGTGTATTTATGTTACGGGTGACGGAATCCGCCCTCAGTCCCATGCCGATAATCCCGAGACCGCTCGCCTGTATGAAGAATACTTTGAGCGTGAATCGAAGCGCATCGACGTCTCCGGAAAGTCTTTCGGCCAGTGTCAGTCCATCCTCATCCGCGCGCTCATCCGTGACGGCGACGCCTTCGCCCTGAAGGTAGTCAACGGTGACCGTGCCCAGGTGCAGATCATTGAGGCCCACCGCGTGGGCGACCCTACTGACGCCGACACCCCTGCGGACTGCTGGGACGGCATCGGCTTCGGCAAGTACAACGAGCCGATTTACTACAACGTCTACAAGGCCGACGGCTCCTCCAAGAAGGTCGAAGCGCAGTCCGTCATGCACATCGTCGACATGGAGACCGCATCGGGCTCCCGCGGCGTGCCGGTTCTTCAGTCCTCGCTCAATAGCATCCAGGACGTGAAGGAGATTCTCGAGCTCGAGCGTCGGGCCGTGAAGGACAACGGGGACGTTACCCGCGTCATCAAGAAGGGCTCCGGCTTCCTAGACGACGATGCGGCCTCCGAGATCGCGTCGAACCACAACTCCGCCGAGAACATCGCCAGCCAGATGGGCGGCAAGGCAATCGTCATGGAGGCCTCGGACTCTTTCGAGTCCTTCGAGAGCAAGCGCCCGAACAGCACGTTCGTCGGCTTCCTTGCGGCGCTGGAGAAGGACATCTGCTCAATCCTGCCTTATGAGTTCGTTAAGGACGTGACGACCGCCGGCGGAGCCGGTGTTCGCTTGGTCACGGCCAAGGCCGCCCGCGTCTTCGGCAAGTACCAGAACGTGATCATCGAGTCCTTCTGCGAACCGACCTGGGAGTACATCATCGCCGACGGCATCGCCAAGGGCGAGATCCCTGACGACCCCCGCTGGTGGGCGACCTCCTGGACGACCCCGAAGAGCGTCACCGTGGATGCTGGCCGTGATTCGGCGAGCGACCGGGCAGACCTCGACCAGGGCCGAGTGTCTTTCAGTGAAGACTTCTCCGTACGGGGAACCGACTTCGAGACCGAGATGCGCAAGCGTGCCGACAACATCGCATACATCATGCGCCTTGCCAACGAGCGCGGCATCCCGTTCGAGACTCTCTACCGACCCACGAACACCCCCATGGGCGCCGTGGCCGCAGCTGAAACCCCTCCGCCTTCGACCCTTTAACAAATGACCCGCTTCCTCTCCCATGCACTCAAGGGCCGTGAGCCGATGCTCATCGACCCGTCCAAGGCCCAAGACTTCGCGGTCATGGCCGAGAAGTTCGGCTTCTCCGACATGCTCGCCCAGATCTTCGGCGTGGCCCCTGCGCCGTACATCGTCGACGGCGTGGGCGTAATCCCGATTGCCGGCCCGATCGGCAAGGGCGTCAGTCCCCTCGAGCGAATGATGGGCGTCGCCGACGTGAACGAAATCTCGGCCACGGTCGACGCGATGGCCTCCGACCCTGCGGTCGAGAAGATTGCCTTCAACATCTCTTCCCCCGGCGGCACGGTCACCGGCGTCGAGGAACTGGCGAACAAGATTCGCGACCTCGGCAAGCCGACCATGGCTTACACTGACAGCGAGATGGCTTCGGCTGCTTACTGGATTGGCTCTCAGGCCGACCGCGTAGTCGCCTCCCCCTCGGCCACCGTCGGCAGCGTGGGCGTCTACATGGCAATCCCTGACATGTCCAAACTCTACGAGGCCTCGGGCGTCCGCATGGTCGTCATCAAGTCCTCGGGCTCCCCGCTCAAGGGCGCCGGCATCGAGGGCACGTCCCTCTCTGACGAGCAGATGGCCGACCTCCAGGCTTCGGTCGACGGCATCCACGAAGACTTCAAGGCCGCCATCCGTGCCAAGCGCAAGATGGTCGCCGACTCCGCCCTGCGTGGTCAGGTCTTCTCCGGCAAACAGGCCGCCGCCCAGGGCTTGGTCACTGGTCTGGCCGACTCCTTCTCCAAGGCCCTCCGTTCGTTCTGATGGCGATCGCCGTCCCAGACTACGTCGCCGACGCGGCCAAGCGTGGCCTTGCATGGCACGCCGAAGGCAAGTCGGGCGACGGCGTCACGGACAAGACCCTGCGGGAAGCCCGCGACATGGCTGCCGGCGAAGTCTCCGAAGACAAGCTGCGCCGCATGGGCCCATGGTTCGAGCGTCACCGCCCGGACATGGACGCCCCTAAGAACAAGCCCTCCAACGAAGACTTCCCCGGAGCGGGCGCCGTAGCCTGGGCCTTATGGGGCGGGCCTACCTCGGGCGACATCATGCGCACGGCGGACTGGTGCAAGGCCAAGGTCGCGCAGCTCGACCGCGAGGCCGGAGCGTCCGCCCTTTCCTCACCTCAGACTTTAACCCAAATCGAAACCACTATGCCCCGCATCTTCACCGACATTGACGACACGATCCTGAAAGACGGCCAGCCCGTCGAGCGCGTCATCGACTTCATCGACGAGGCCGCCGAAGAGGTGGTCGTCCTGACCAACCGCCCGGAGTCCGACCGCGAGAAGACCGTGGCCGACCTCGCCGCCACTGGTCTGGAGTATCAGGAACTGATCATGAACGACGGCTCCGAAGAGGCGCCGGTATTCAAGGCCCGCGTCATCAAGGAACGCCTGGACAAGGGCGAGCGCGTCGACCTGTTCATCGACAACCGCGCCGACAGCCGCGAGGCCGTGGCCGCCCTGGGCGTCGAAGTGATGGCCCCCGAGGATGTGCCTGAGGTGGTCGAAGAGTCCGAAGAGGAAGTCGAAGACGAGGTCGAAGAGGCTGTCGAGCCCTCGGCCAAGGTTGCCAATTTCCGCAGGACTAGCATGACCATCGAAGAGCAACTCGTCCAGGCCGCCGCCTCGCTTGCGGGCCTTACCGCTGAACGCGACGACCTCCGCACCACTGTCGAGAAGATGACCGTCGGCGCCTCCGCCGAGCTGGAGTCCCTCAAGGTGGAAGCCGCCGCGTCGTCCTCCAAGCTCGCCGAACTGACCGCCGCCCTGGAAGCCTCCGCTAAGGAAGCCTCCGAGCTGAAGGCCAAGGTCGCCGAGCTCGAAGCCGTCCAGGTCAGCGCCTCGAAGGAAGCCGCGAAGATCGTCGCCTCCTTCGGCACGGAGCCGGTCGAACTCCCCAAGGGCGACTCGCCCGCGAAGATGAGCAACGCCGACATCAAGGCTGCTTACCTCGCCCTCCCCGCTGGTCAGGCCCGCATCGCGTTCTTCAACGCGCACAAGGCCGCTCTCATTTCCCTCTAACCCTCACTCCCTAACACACTACTATGGCTACTGTCCTCCCTACCGCTCCGGCTATCCTGTCTGACTACATCGTCCAGACCGTCGCCGGCAAGCTGCCCATCCTCAACAACGTCTCCGTCAACCTCTCGGCCTCCGTCGGCCGCGCTGGCAAGACCGTCTTCGTCCCGATCATGGGCGCTGGTACGGCTTCGGAGTTCAACAAGGTCTCCAACAACCTGTCCGACGTGGACGGCGCCGAGATGACCTCGTCCTCGGTCACCCTCAAGCACTTCAAGTACGTCGACGAGTTCAGCCCCCTGGACATCCAGGAGTACGGCATGCAGTACCTGATCAACGCTTACGCGAAGACCGCCGCTCAGGCCATCGTCGACAAGACCTGGGCCGAAATCGGTTCCGTCTTCACGACCGCCAACTTCGCCACCGAAGAGACCGTCGCCCTCGCTGACTTCGGTTACGACGACGTCGTCAACGCTCAGTTCCTCCTCGACGGCGCCAAGGCTGGCCAGCCCCGCTCCTTCCTCGCTGGCAACGGTTACCTCAAGGCTCTCCGCAACGACGCCAAGATCTATGGCTCTCTGAACCCGGCCGCTAACGCCGTGGTCACCACGGGCTCCGTCGGTCAGGTCGCCGGCATGGACATCTACCAGTGGAACCAGATCCCGGCCAACGGTGAAAACCTCGCGGGCGTGGCCATGGGCCCGGATTCGCTCCTCGTCGCCACGGGTATCCCGATGGCTGAAATCGCTGGCTTCACCTCCAGCGTCGCCACCGCCGAGTCTGGTCTCTCCGTCCAGGTTCTCGTCGGTCAGGCTGAGACGGGCAACATCCGCTGCATCGCTCAGATCCTCGTCGGCGCCAACAAGGGCCGTTCGACCTCCCTCGTCCGTTACGTCACCGCCTAATAGCGGCCGACAACGGAATCGAAGGGGCTCCGCAAGGGGCCCCTTTTTTGTGCCCCTTTGCCAATCTCCGCAGGGTTATGAGTTTGTACGCTGAGTTCCTCCCCGATGCGAAGGAGATGATCGCGGACTTCGGCGTGGCCGGGTCGGCGAACTCTGGAGCGATTACATTCAAGTGTCTCATCTCCGACCCCGCCGTCCAGACCGTCCTTGAGGCAGGGGGGTATATGGAGCGAACCCAGTACAATGTCCGCCTCCCCGCCGCAACGGCCGCCTGGAGCCTCCCAGACGGGTCTATTGGGGCATCCACGGCCATCATCGTGTCGGGCTCCCCCATCCCATCCCTAGCCCAGGGCAAGAAGATCGTGGCCGGCGGGAAGACCGTCCGCGTCACTACCCAGACTTACAAGCCCGGTTCGGCATGGGTCACGCTCGTCGTCATCGACGACAACCAGTAATGCCGGCCAAGGTCTCCATTGAGCCGAAGTCCCTTGCGGAGTTCGTGGAGGCCTGCCGCCAGTTCGCAGCTGGGATGAAGATCACCATGCGCGACGCCGTCCTGGAGCAGGCCATGCTTGCCTGCCAGGATGCGGCCAAGTTCACCCCTCCCCTGGTCAAGGGCGGAGGCGGAGGCCTTACTCCTGCGGCTAAGAAGGCTGGTCTCGGCGCCGTCGCCGGGGACGTCTCCAAAATCTTCGTGGCCGCTAACGACTCCTCGGCCAAGGGCGTAGCTGGAAACCTCGTCAACCAGATGGCCTTCGCGGTCAAGTCGGGCGACTTCGGAACCTTCTCCCGCCTGACCGATGGGGGCCGTCTCTCCGGCATGCTCGGCCAGCGCAGCATCCTCTCGAAGATCGCGGCCGACACGGATAAGCAGCGGGCCTTTGCCAAGGCCAAGAACTTCCTCAACCGTGCCAATCCCATCAAGAGCGAATACGGAACGCAAGGATTTGTCCGCGACCTTCGCCCAATCCATGACCAGGTCAAAGGCAAGTTCGGAGGCCGCATCAAGCAAGGGCGCCGCCCGGTCACCGCGAAGCTTCTTGTGCAGGACAAAGCCGAATTGGATGAGTACATCCTCCGCCGCCAGCAGATGGTCGGCGCGGTCAAGTCCGGCTGGGCCAAGGCCCTCTCCAGCTTGGCTAGGCCGAAGGACATGAACGGCCAGCAGGGCGAACCCGGCGCCGAGCTGCGTAAGGCCTCATGGGTTACCTTGCATTCTGGAGTCCCTGGGACTAACATCTCGACGTTCACCGACAAGGTGGCCGAAGTCTCCGTGACGAACACCCTAGGCAACATCAACGGCATCGCCGACGAAGCGGGAGTCCTCGGCCTGGTCTACGGCAACCGCGTTAAGCAGATGCCTGCAATGATCCGTTACCGCATGCGCAAGCCCGTGAACAAGTTTAACAAGAAATAACATGTCCAACTCCATCCGCCACGTCGTCGAGTCGACCCTCGCGACTTACCTCTCTACGCAGACCGGCCTTGCCGGCGTCCAGATCCTGACGGGCGACAGCGCCGTGACGCAGACCCTGCCCAAGGCGGTCGTCCTATGCGACTCGGCCCGGGCCCCTGGCGACCTCCCCGAGGGCCTTGGCAATTACGAATGCTCCGTCCGCGTCACCCTGTTCTCGAACGCCGACGACACCACGCTGGCCGTCCACCGCGAGCGCTGCGCCGCCCTGTCGGACTGCATGAAGAGCCTCGACCTTATCCAGGCTGCCTTCGCGGCCACGAGCGGCGCGGCCCTGTGCTACGACGTGACCTATCGCTCCGAGGACGAGGGCATTGACGAACGCTCCTGGGCGACCTCGTTCGCCTTCGACGTGCTCACTTGCCTAGACCCCGAGTAGGTTGCCAATTAGGGCAGGAGTAAGATGAGCGAAGTAAACAAAGGCGTGGTCTGCTTGTATGGAATTGGCGCCGGCCAACAGGCCTCGCTTTTCGTGCAAAGTTACACGGTCACCTCTGGATTCAACAACACCGGCACGGTGGTCAACGAGTCCGGCCTGACCGTGACGGCCCGTTACGACGACCGCCGCTCCGAGATCACCATCGAGGGCGTGGCCAAGCTCACTTCCGTCCCGCAGCTGGGCGCCACTCTTTCCTTCACCGCGAAGACCGCCTCGGCCTACCCTGGCGGCTCGGCTTCGGTCTCCTTCTCCGGCGTGATCACCAAGGTCGACGACCGCGGCAGCTCGAAGGGTTTCGTTTCGGTCAGCATCACTGCTGAGTCGTACGAAGAGATTACCTACTGATTGACACCCCCGCAAGGGGCGTAGTCTTGAGGGAGTGGATAGGCGCTTCCTCAATAGCCAGGTCGACCCTGCCCCGTTTACCTTACTGGGCAGAACCCTTTACCCGTGGTGTCTGAAGTACCGCGTGCGCCTGCATGCGTTCGACTCTCCCCTGGTCACCGGGGAACGTGGCGTCACGCCCGCAGACCTCCTCTTCGCCTGTCAGGTGTGCGCCG